AGCAAAGAAATGTCAGTCCTAAAGCCGCCACCGCCACCTTGACCAAAGGCGCGGGCTCCTAGTCCTTCAGTCTTGCTGAAGTCCAATCCTGCGATACGCTCAAACGCGCTCAAGCCATCCTTGATGATTTCAAGGTCCAGCTCGCGGTTCTCCCGTCTTTTTATATCTTCAATCAGCAGTTGAGCCGCATTGCGCTGCTCTATATTTTTTAGCGCTAAGACCTTTTTTTGGTTGTCTTGATATTCAAAAACAATTTGCAGCCGTTTCTTTTCTATTTCAGATGTTGTGCTAAGCAGCATTATCTGCCGAGAGAACTCAACTGATAGCTGCCTGCCTTCTTCCAGTGAGCGCTTGAGTTCTTCCGCTAATTTTTCTGCGTCGCTCTTTCCCTTGTTGGCTCCGCCGCCTTTGGCGCCACCTGTCGCTGCAGCAAGTGGCGGAACGGTGAACAATTTATTTGTTTGCTGCGTGCCTGTTTGCAGTCTTTTTTGCGCCGCGATATTCTCATTGATTTTTTGCAGGATCACACCTTGCAACTGAACAGCTCTATTTGCGTTTGGGTCACTTGGTCCAACGCTTTGCAGCAGCCTTTGGTACTGCTGCAACGCTTGCAGATTTTGGTTGATGCCTGTTTTATTTTTCTGCGAGCCAACTTGGCTGACGCCTTTGGCGATATTGTCAACCGCCTGCGATGTGGCGCCAATGTTCAGGAATTGCCTTGCGCCAGCAACACTGCGCGTAAAGCCTCCGCCCCTGCCTGCCGCCAATGCAGCGTTGATTGCATCAACAACTGCAATCGCTTGATTGAAGATTGCCTTTAGCGCTGGCGTCAGCACTTGGCCGATGCGTCTGGCTAATTGATCAATGCCATCCTGCAAAGTGGACAAACGTCCACTTAACGTATCGCTCTGTGCAATGGCGCCGTTGGCGTATTTGCCGCCAGCGCTTGTTAATCGCTGCAGTGCTACCTCAACGGCCTTAGCGCTAATTTGACCTTTGCTGAGTGCCTTTTGGAACTCTTCGCCGGTCATCCCATACATCTTGCGCAGCTCTTCCTGCAGCGCGATGCCACGTTCTTGGAACTGCAGCAGCTCTTCACCCTGCAGCCGACCTTTGGCTTGCACCTGACCGTAAGCCGTCACCAAGCCTTGCAGCTCTGCACCAGTGGCACCAGATGCGTCGGCAAGCCTGCGGGTTGTCTCTACGACATTGTTGGCCTCAACACCAAATGCCTGCAGCCGTTTTGCTGCGTCAATCAGCTCAGTGCTGGTAAACGGTGTAACAGCGCCAAGCTGCTGCAGTTCTTCAATAATTTGCTTTGCTTTTTGCGCGCTGCCGGTCAGTACCTGCAAACTGCGAGTTTGGCTTTCAATTTCTGCCGTTTTGGCAAAAACAAACCGTGCCGTTTGAATGCCGCCAAATGCAGCAGCTAGCTTGCCAACCGCTGCACCAAGCCCGCTAAATGCACGTTCAGTTGCTTGCGCTTGATTCTGTACGTCACGCAGCTTGCCAACAGCGCCGCGACTGTCAACGTTAATGGCAACGTTTGCTACGACAGACACGGCTTATCGACGGCGTTGCTTCATTCTACGTTCTTGCTCTTCGTTCAGCACATCAAAATAAGCTGACCATAGAAGTAGCTCTTCCATGGTCAGCTCAGATTTAAGCCGCGTAAGTGTGTAGCCAAGCTCTTTGGCCACACCCAGTTGCAGCATTAGCAAGTTGTCACGCTTTAGCTCTGCCTTTAGCGCTTTTCATGTCCACCTGTTCGGTGTCCTCCGGGCTGGTGATGATTGCAAGCATCATGGCCTGCAGGTCACTGTCCAGCACTTCGTTCTTCAGCTCAGCAATTTCGCCAGCTTGGAACAGCCGCTGGCCTGCGTCGTCCACTGCTTTGGTAATCAGCAGGTTCAACGCAAAGCCATTGGCATCATCACCGCCAGGCATCTTCTGCGCCCGTTCACGCTCTGCCATGGTCAGTGGCGTTGCGTAAAAGTCAAACACGCTACCGTCGTTAAGGGTAACGGTGCGCTTGGTGGGCGTTAGATTGGCTGCTTTTTTTAGCCGGTCAAGTGCGTTAGGCATTAGGCGCTCGTGCTGAAGTCAAAGGACGGAGTGCCGGTCGGGCGGAAGGTGATTTCCACCTGCTGCGCATCATCCGGGTTGATGTTGAGGCTAGCAGTCAGCAGCACGGCGTCCATGCTGATGCTGCGGCTCAGCGCTTCAGTACCAGCTTTGTCGGTGTAGAGCTTGAAAGCGCAACCGACCTGCTGACGCTGCAGCACATCTTCAACCATGCGGTTGGACAGTGCGGCGTCCTCGTTGGTCACATAAACAGTAGCGCTGCCGCTGCCATCTGCAAAGCCTGGAATGTAAGCGCGGAACGGCGCATACTGACCAGCGGTTTGGCCGATGGTGGTCACGTCGATTTCAGCGCGGCTGATTTCAAATGACCAAGACTGCACTTGGCCGACGGCGGCGTAATCGGCGTAGTAAACCTCAAACTCGTTGGGTGCAACGGCGGTGCCGTCGTCGGTGATTGCCAGAATGGTGCCACCGGCAGCGGTTGAAACTGTCAGGGCGCCAGTAGCGGCGGTATAACTGAGAACGTAGTAGGTGGTGGCGTCCGAAATCGGAGCGGGCAGGGTTCCAGTGCCAGAGCCACCGGTCTGACTATTGACCACACGGAACTTAACGGGGTCGCCGGCCTTGAGATTCAGATAAGTCTGAATCGTGATGACATCAGTGCTGACATTCACGCCAGTCTCACCAAAGGTGCCAGTGGTGCCAGCGGGTTTGTAATAAAGGGCGCCGGACGTACCGGACAAGACAGTAACAGCCATGTTGTGAACGGTAGTTGGCTGGCGTCAGTCTACATACGCTTCAAACGTTATGGTTATTTGAGTCTGGTAATACGGCTCAGGTGATGCTGGCGTTACCTGCGCCGGGCCAGATGCTGCGTCAAAGATGATGCCGGACACCGTGCGTCGGTCAAACAGGTCCTTCACGCGCTCGGCAATGGTGAAGTTAGCACCAGCGCCAAGCCCGACCGGTGTGAACACGTTAACGACCAGCGTGCCGTTCTGCCGGTTGAAGCCAACGCCACCAGTAGGCAGCAGCGTCGCATAGGCGTTGTCGCCAAAACGGATGAACGCCTGCAGCCATGGTGTGTTGTTGGGCGGGCTGAACGGGACGTTTTGATAACTGACCGGGTATGCCGGTGCGATGGCCATCTCAGTGGCGATGCGGCCTTCAATGGCACCGCGAACGTCGTTGTAGGTGCTGCTCATGATTCCTTGCCGATGCGGTCTGCGTTTGCCCTGACAAAACCTTGGATGTCCTTGGCGATACCTTGGACCCAGCCTGCTTGGCCACCAGGGGCATTAGTAGTCTGTTTAGACCATCCAGTGGCAAGCCGTTCTGCATAGGGCAGATTATTATGCACGCTATAGACGTTACCCATGCGCTCTTGACCATGTTCATAGCCAATGCTAATTCTGCGCTCAAGCGATGGGTCTCTTGGGGGCTTAGCTGATTCTCGCCATGCTCCGGTTGCTGGCTGTTGTTCAGCGCCGTCATAGTTGCCAGCAGTATTTTCACCAGTTGCCCAACTAGCGCGGAATCTACCAGTGTCAACTGGGCTGGCCATTTTCAACCGCAATTCTGTTTCAAACACTGCAGAACGCAGCAGCTTTTCATACTGCTGGCTGGCATAGTCGCCAATATCACCAATGCGAATGGTGCGTGCCATCAGTCCCTCAGAATCAGCTCGTAGGTGATGGCCGTATTGTCCTGCTCAATCGTGCGCACCTCAATAATTTGCAGGCTGCGGTTATTGATGATGACACGATCGGCTGTCGTCGGTGCACTTGCCACGTCAGCCGCTGCGATGATCAGCCGCTTGTCGCCTTGCTGCACCAGGTCGTTCACTTCGCTGCGGCGCACGTCTTCCAGTACGCCACGCACTGTGGTGTCTGTAGTTGTCTCGGCCGATGCACCAGTGGTGGTGTTGTATGCGCCAGCGGTCACACTGCGGAACGTTGCAACACCGCCAAAGCGTGCCATCAGCTTGCTGGCAACCTTCCGTAGCGGACTAGCTAGTGCCATTAGGCAACCTGCACTGCTGTAAGGATAATGCCAGGAATGGAAGGATGAGCTGGTCCCGATGGCGAGGATGGAAGCGATTGGATGCTAGCGGCTACGTCTGTGGTAGACCAAATTAGCTCCAAATAATCATTAGCTGCAAGTTTTAGAACATAGTTCACGCAACCAATGACGTGGCCATCAACGCTGCCATGCCTTGCAATGATGCTGAACTTGCTGTCGCTAGCCGGCACGTTGCCAGCGTCACCTTCATTGTTCTTGCGCAGCCAGATATTGATGTCGTGAATCGAGCTGCTTGTGTTCACAAGCTGGACAGAGTAAGTGACGCTGTAAACGCCTGCCCTAGAAAAGGTGACTCGTGAGCCAGAAACAATGCTTATCCCACGGCTATCAGCATCCGTTGAATTGATGCCAACTGAATAGGCAGTGTTGGCAGCCGCTGCAATCTGCTGAGTCGTGTCGTAAAACGATCCCCACAGCATTTGGTTGCGGACTGTATCAAGACCACTTGTGAACGGATTGAGCTTAAAGGCCATTGCTCAGCTCCGAACAACGGTAAGCAGATTATTGTTGCCGTCGTAGGTCATTGTCAGCACTGCTACGGTTTTGCCGCTTGTGCCGCCACGTTTGTACGTTGCAGTCAGCAAGTTGTTCGC